CAACCCAGTAGCTGTGGGATTAGATGCGTCCAAGTTTGACATGCACACATCTGTTCCCGCACTAAGGTACGAACATTCGGTTTACACATCAATCTTCCCGCAGTCGAGTGAGCTCAAGGAGTTGCTGCGGTGGCAGGAGGTCAATGGCGGGAGAGCGTTCTGTGATGACGGCATGGTAAAGTTCAAAATGCATGGCACACGTTCATCCGGGGATCTTAACACATCTCTGGGTAACTGTATCATCATGTGCGGGCTCATCTTTGCCTTCACCAGGGAACGTGGGTTGGATGTCGAGCTTTGTAACAACGGTGACGACTGCGTCGTCATTCTAGAACAAATCCAACTCAATGCTTTCATGCTAAACCTACCCAAATGGTTCGTGCGACATGGGTATCGCATGACCGTTGAAGACCCTGTGTATGAGTTAGAACAGATAGAGTTCTGTCAGTCGCGCCCTGTGTGCGTCGACGGAACATACCGCATGGTGCGTAACCTAACTAACTCAATCACCAAAGACCCGCTATGTCTCGTGCCAGTGCAAACACCTAAGGTGTTGCGCATGTGGTACGGGGCTGTCGGCGATTGTGGATTGTCCATCACGTCAGGAGTGCCCATACTCCAAGAATATTACAAGATGTTCAGGCGTGCTGGCAAAGCGTACTCCGAAGGGTTCTTGAAGCATGTCAACAAGAACTCTTCCCATATGGAGAGAATGCGCGGAATGGGGGTGCCCAAAACCAACGCGATATCAGCGGCCACACGGTGTAGCTTTTACTTCGCGTTCGGAATTTTACCAGAGTTGCAAATGTCAATCGAGAGCGCATACGCTAATACCACACTCGAAGAGGACATCGAAGATTTGCTGCACGAAGAACTGTCGCTTGACAAGTACGACAACTGTCCGCCGTCTGTCGTACAACACATGTTTTAGGTGCCGGCCTTGAAACATTTTGTGTAGTCAATCAAAATTTTTCGCAACAATTTCTGTGGTCCATACTGGTCTGACGGCAAGTTCCAGCAGTCAGTATCAAACCCGAGTCTTCCTTCAGTCAGTGAATTTGACGAAACGTGTAGAGTACACGACATAGCAATCGCTAAGTCCAGTACCAACAAGCAACTACGTGCAGCAGACAGCGCATTCTTCAACGCCAACATCGGACGTGGAGCAGTGCGATCAACAGCAGCATACCTGGTAAAATACATAAATCCTATCATGACGAACAAACCTAGAGCAACGAAGTCACTGCGTGGGGCGCGTGGCACGCAAAGTGCTGCCAACACTGGTGCACCAATGCGCAGGAACGATGCAGTCCGGGCTGCCCCGGTGGCAATCGCTACCAGGCGGACCGGAGCCGCTCCTGCCGTTCGGACCACCTCTACTGGCGTCACTGTGTCACACCGCTCTTTCTTACTACCCGTTAACAACTCCTTAAATTACGAGGTGAGGGCGATCCCCTGCAACCCTGGCTTAGCCGGGTCTTTTCCCTGGTTAGCCAAGCTTGCAAGACGTTACGAGCAGTATAGATTTAAACGCCTCAAGTACGAATTTCGCAGCGTTGCCGCATCATCCACTTCTGGTGTGGTGATGATGAGCTTCGACTACGACCCTGCGGATGCGGCACCCGCCACCAAGTCCGAGCAAGCCCAGACGGTACCCAACACTGAGACCAATGTGTGGATGAACAATGATTTGTCCATTCCCATGGACTCGGAGTGGAAGTACGTCCGAGCTGGCACACTTGGTGCGAACCTGGACATCAAAACGTACGACATGGGCAACCTGTGGCTGTCCACATCCTACGGCAACAATGTCACAGGAGGTGAGCTGTATGTTGAGTACAGTGTAGAGTTTCGCCGCCCAACGGACGGACCTGAAGTGTGCGGCACGTATACTTCTGCATCCCCGAGTACCACTACGCCGCTGGGGGTTAACGAACCTGCTATTTCAGGCTCTGCTTTCCCCTTTAGAAAATTAAACACCAACACCTTTGGCGTGGTCTCAGGAGGAGAATACTCGATCGTGTATCGCGGAAGTGGGTCAGGCATTACCTCATCCGTTTACACACCCAACATTATATCAGGCGGTTCAACGTCTGTCAGTAGTGTGGTCGCCGGCGTGTCTAGTGCCAGTACATTCTTGTGTATTTGCCGCATACGCGTCGAGACCGGGG